AGGTTTACCACCTAAAGCATTTATGTGTTCCATACTTGGGTCCATTGGTGCAGTTGGTGCTGGTGGTGGCAATACTGCGTCCACATTTTTAACACCTATTGCTTCATACATATTTCGATAGATTTGATACATGTTATGCAACATAGGATTTGAGGTTGCTATCTGTAATTGTGTTTGTGCTAATGTAATTCTTTGCGACATAGAAAAAATATTAGGATCAGCTACTGGCACAACATCTATTCTGTCATCAAAATCTGTTTGTTTAATATTTCTTGCACCGCCGACTACGTCATATGGATAATCTGGTGGTAAATATTGTGAAACGACTTTTGATAAAAGTTTAAATTCATTTTTCATTGCTGCATAACATCTTTTATGAATTGCAGACATAACTCTTGAACCACGTTCAAGAAGTGCAACTGTTGTTCCAACAGCTGCTGCTTGGTTACCATCGCCCACTTGCATATCAGCAATAGCCGCAAATCTTTGACCAGCTTGTACAACAATACCTAATAAATTTAATAGTGTCTGTGATGGTTCTTTGTATGGTAATGGAAAGAATGCATCACGTAATGATCCACCCGGTGCATCAACATCTTTGAACTCACCTGGTTGTATTGGTGAAGCTTCATCTCTGACTCTAACACCTCTTTGTTTAAAACCAGCTGGTAAGTTTGATAAAGTTCCTGCGTCTAATAATTGACGGAGAGCCGCCGTTGCCGTACGACTCAATCCGCCAATCATATGAATGAGTCCAAAGCCATAAAATCCAAGTCCTGGCAGAAATTTGAAGTGGACGAAATATTGAATTTTATTTTTCTTTAGATCATTGGGCGCATAGTTTCTCCGTATGGAGAGTACTACTCGGCTGCCTTCTTCTACAGTTACTATGTAGGGCAATTTTACTCCTGTCGGTTGGTTATCGCCACCGATTTCTTCAAAACCTTCTAAGTCTAAATTTACATGACACTCTAATAAAGTATAGACTGGTTCTTGTTTACCAGTTTTTTTAGTGCCATCTAACTCACGTTCTTTTTTTTCTATAGAATTCTGTTCTACATTACCTGGCGGTGATAGTTCTACATCTCTATAGAAACCAGATACTTGTTGTTTTCTTAATTCATTTTCAGACATTTTAACAACATGAATAACGGACTCTGCATCATTTAAACTTGTTGCGGTATACGGAACAATTAATTCATCTGCTGGTACAAATTTAGATACCACTCTTGCAAGGGGTACATCATAATAAACTTTTTTAAAAGTAGATCCTGCAAGTGGTAAATGAAATAACATAGAATCAAACTCTGCTTCGTACTCTTTCATTTGATCCATAATTAAATAATTCATATAATCTTTAACACGATTTGCTTGTTGTTCTGTTGCTGGATTTTTAATACCAATAATCTGTGTTCTTACTGGTCCATCTGCTGGTAATAATTCTTTGTATGCTTGAGCTTGAAATTGTGTAACAGCTTCTGCTAAAACTGGGTGCGTTGCACCTGAAGCTCCTTGAAATGGTTCTGTTCTGTTTTCATATTTAAAACCTAAAAGATCTAAACCTGTTTTATAAGACTCTTCCCATTCTTTTCTTGATGATTTATAATCCATGTAGTTATTAACCATGTCAGCGCCAACTGGCTCTAAAACATCGTCTGGTAAAATATCTGCTAAATTATCGAAATGATTTTCTGTGCCCGGTATGTTTATAGCTCCTGGTTCGAAGTCTAATGTTGCTCCACCATCTTCTTCAGGGATAACTTCTACAGGTCCTTTTAATTCTTCTGGTTCCTGAACCGTAACCTCTTCTGTTATTTCTTCTTCCGAAGGAATATCAATTTTGGTTCTAGTGTTCGGGAGTCCTTTATCTATATCTGCCATTTATACTCCTATCTATTCCTAACACGTTTTAGTAATGAAGGCAACCCTTGTGGGTTAGGGCCTCTTACTGGTGGTGGGCCTGATGCTACACCAGCTAATTTAGTTATACCGCCACCTGCTTTTTCTAGTCTAAAGTTATCAGCAAAATACTCTTGTTTTTGAAGATCATCGAGAACGCTCATAACGTTTTTATAATCTTGAGCTTGAAAATCTTTTAAACGATCCTCTTCTCCATATGCTTCAAATAAGTTTTGCACACCTTCTACTGTTGGAGATGGAAACATTTGTAACATGTCTTCGTTTCTTTTCTTTTGAAGTTGTTGTTCTGTAAAATCACTTGGCTTTCTTTGAACATAAAATCTGTCCTTGTAATCTCTAGCTCTTTGATCTTGTCTTGCTGCTTGGTTTTCAATAGCTGTTTGATACGCTCTTGATGCCATACTTTCGGGATTCATAATTCTATTAATATTACTTATTGTTCCAGATCTGTTTAGATCTTGAATATCAGCAGAAGCTATATTTGTAATATCTTTTCTTCCTGCTTGTAATCCTTGTCTTTTTCTACCAAACGCATCAAACACTTGTTCTTGATCTTTTAATGCATCAACATATTGTGCTACCCTTGGTTGACCTTTTGTTAATTCTTTTTCTAATAATTGTTCAGCGCCCCCGTACCATGGGACACCTTTTGGTCTTCCTGAGACCATGCCCGGAAAAAATGTTTCTGATAAAGCTTGTTGATCTGTATATCCTTGTCCCTTAAAATAATCATAAACACCACCTTCAACCATTCCTTCTATTGCAAGACCAACAGGGGTTCCTATGCCTGTTGCTTGTAAAGCTTTTGCTACACCACCAACCGTTGCTTGACCTACACGTCTTAAAAAAGTTCCGATCTGTGGTAGTGTTTTTGCAATTTGTAAACCTTTGTTTAACTTTGCATTTGCAGCAGCTCTAACTCTAACATCGTCTGATTTTAAATTTTGTCTTGTTTTATTAATATCATCAGTATAAGAGGCTGGGTCATCACATCTACCAAGTCCACCTTCACTTGCTGCAAACTTACATTTGAAACCCATTTTTTTTAAAAAATTAGCTTGTTGTTTTTTATTTAACACTCCCTCTTGAACCATACTTTCTCCTAACATTGCAATTCTGTTGTCTTGCATAGTCAAAGGTTTTGCAGAACTAGAAAATTTTAAATTTCCTTGTGGATCTAAATTAATACTTACTTCATCTAAATAACCACCATATTTCTGACTAAAATTATTTTTAATAATGTCCATTTCATTTTTAATTTTTGCTTTTGCATCTAAAGTATTTGCCTTTTCGAATTTAGTTATAAGTTTATTAATAGGTCTATCAAACTGAGCATTTTTAATTCTCTCATTAAAGTTTGCTGTCGTTGGATTTACTTTTGTATATTCTATTATATCAGCATAACCTTTATCAATTACAGAGGACGGAACTTTGTGATCCCACGCAATGTTATCCGCTAGTCCTAATATTTCTTTTGCTTTTGGCCATTGATTTTGTTTTGAAAATCCAATCGCTTTTGCTGTTTCATTAAACATAGGTTTAAATTCATCCGCGACTATCTGTTCAAAAGCTTTCAACATTTCTTGTGTGCCAACTCTATGTTGTCTAAAATTAGTTATATCAACGAATAATTGTTGACCTATTTCTGCTTGAATTACTCTTGCATAAGGACCTGTAATTGCTTTATTTAACCCAAATGTAGATAGTAATTTATTGTTGTCTAAAAGTTTTCTAGCCTCTGTTCTAAGTTTAGGTAAGTTTTCAGAACTAAAAATATTTTTTATTTCTGTTGTCACAGCATTTTTAATTTTAGGATTAAAATTATATAAAGAACTTTTTATAAATTGTTTTAAATGAGAGGGTTTACTTCTAGGTTTAGTAGTTGTTCTATTTAACATAGTTTTTGTAAAGTCATCGCTAAAATAAGTTTGAACAAATTCTTTATTAGACTTCGTGTCTTTTATAAATTGATTATCTTTTCCAAATCTTTTTATTAAAGCTTTTTCAAATGTTTCTGGTTTAGAATATTTTTTTGCATTTTTTTGTACCCAATTTTCTACTTTTAAATAGTCATTTCTAGGTTTTGTATATTTAGGATCTTTTTTTAAAATGTCTTTTTCTGTTCTAGCTTTCTTAACAAAATTATTTCTATCATCTAGTTTTTTTAATACAAAATCAGCATCTTCATCAAGATAATTTGCAATAAACTTTATATCATCAGGGTTGCTCTCTAAATTTTCTAAATACTTTAAATGTTTATTTAATAACATTCCTTTTTTATATTTTTTCATTTTTCTACCTTGATACACTTCATCTTTTTTTGTTTCTGCTGGAGTTTTCATTAAATATTCTGAATCATTTTCAATATCTGCTTTTTTAAAAACCTCGGCAATTGCCGTTAAAGAACCTTCTCTTCTAATAAATCCTTTACTTCCGTAGTCAGGTCTTTTTTTTGCTTTCGCTATTTCTTTTCTTAAATACTCTTTGTATTCAGGAGTTTTAACTCTTCTTCTTCCATCTGAATATGTTGGGTCTTTAACACTTATATATTTTTGACCTTGAAAACCTTCGGCACCAGATCTTCTTGCAGGTGTAATATATTTATCTTCTTTATACCCCTGCCTCGTGCCACCAAAACCTGGTTGCACTAACATACCACCACCGGCTTTTGGATTACGTCTATTAAAAGCGTTGAATAATTCTATCTCTTTGACGATTGGTTTTGGATCTGGCCTTGCAAGGTCTGATGCAAACTTAACTTGTTTTTTAATACTTGATCGAGTCAGGTATGCCATCATTTGTGCTCTTTTTTGTGGATGCATTACTCTCCTAACATTCCAGCTAGTCCGCCTGATGCGTAGTTATCATAATCAGAATAATCAACATCAGGACCACGATCTGCTGCATACTCTGCAGGATTTTCTTCTGCTTGTTTTAAAGTTTTAGATCTGTCTCTTTGTATCATCATTTCTTTTATCGTAGGTTTCTTTTGACCTTTTGCATACATTTTAACTTTAGTTAGATCAGCTGTTAAATCTTTTATGTTATTTACTGTGTTCTCTGTACCCTCTGTTACAAAATCATCAGGTCCATCCATATAATTTCTATAATCAGTTTCTACAGCTGTGAACTCATCAGCTGGTTTTGCACCTTTGGTTGTTTCATCAGCCATACCTGGTTTAAATTCCATTGATACAATTGCGTTTCCTTGTTCGTCCATAACATTTGTTGTTGCATCATCAATGTCGACTCTAACTGTTCCATTCTCTAAATCACGATAAACTACTGCTGTTGCATCATCATCTATTTTTGTTGCATGAACAATTTCTCTATCTTTAGTTGCAAATTTTTTAGTGACATCATCACCCTCTGCAATAACTTTGTTAACCAATGAATCAAACCATGCTGGTTTACCTGCAACGCTTGGTGTTGTTACAACATCTGTTGCAACTTTTTTAGCTCCTTCTTTACCAAACATTTTTAATGCGCCTGCTTTAAGTGCACCGATACCTGCACCAATTTTTGCAGCTGCTTTTAAGAATCCTCTACGTCCCTTGTCAATCGAACCTATCTTAAACCCTGCACGTCCACCTATTGCAAATGTTTCATTATCTGCATCTGGATCAAAATCTGCTGGTTCAGCGTCGTAATTTGGATCATCAGCGTCTCTTGGTTTTTTTTTATT